TCAGGGCGCGCCGTTTTCGATGAATTTGAGGGCCATCTTGATGATGGCCTTTTCTGCATGCGGGGTCAGAGCCTGGCCGCCTGTGCTGGGGGTGATGGGTAGGTACGGGCGGGCCGGGATGGTGACTTTGCGGCCACGGCCAGCTTGACCGCCGAACTGGTGGATTTTGGCATATTTGGCCGATTTGCCGCTGCCGGCCCCCACCGATGCTGTTGAAGCAGTGCTGCCGCTCATGACGCTGCCTAACAGGCCGCGCCCACCGCTGCGGTTCAGGATCTGGCCGGGCCAGCTGGGCGGTTCCGGGTTTTTGCCCTTACGGCCCAGGGTGCGCTGGGCGATGGTGGATTCCGAGAGGCTCTGCCATTTGTCGCCGCCAGGCTGGCCCTGCTGGTAGAACGCCTGCTGGGTTTGGCTTTCGAGACTTTGGGCAACTGCGGCCATGAGCGCGGACGGACGTTGCAGCCGTTGCATGAGCTGATCCAGCTGGGCGTTGAGCTGGGAGGCGTCTATCTTGATCTCGAGCATGGGGTGATCCTACAATGGTTGGGCAGGTGTGACACGGTAATATTCTCCCGGCCGTAGCACGCTGTCAGCAATGACGTTAGTCGGAGCGCCATGTGGGGTTGCCTCATTTAGTTGAGGGCTGGGGGGCCCCACCACCTGCACCTTTCCCCAGTAAGCGGAGAATTTCTTTCCCTTTGGCCTTGTCGCTGGTATGCAGCCGGCGCACGCTGGTCAGGAACAGCGCCTGTCCTGTCTTGGTGGCTTTGACTACTGCCACCTGTCCGCCTTCCTCATACACATAGATCAGGTTGTGCGCACCTTCCTGAATGACTTTGCCCAGTGACATGGATTTCTGCACCAGCAGATATTCAGCATTGGTCAATTCCTTGTGCACCCGATCCTGCTTTGCCATGGTATCCGGTGACAGGTTGACGATACGGGAGCCTTCTTTTTGGCCGATGCGGTTGGCGTCTTTCTGGCTGGCGACAGCGATGGGGAAGTTGCCCTGCGGGTTTTCACGCCAGAGGGAAAAGGCCTGGCTTTTGGTCAGTACCGAGGCGGCAGGAATGCGAGCCGATTCGGGGAGGCGCTCCAGGCTGCGGGCCAGGTGTTCCAAGTGGCTGGCTGAAGTTCCGGGTGCAACGTCGAAACCGGCGTCGGGGTAGAACTCTCGGCCGTCTGCCGTGCGCCAGCCGCGCAGCTTGACCATGTCGCGTGCCGCATTCACAGGTACGTATTTTTCGATGCCGTCCCCGCCCTCGTTCAATGTGCCGGGGGGTACGTCATCGCCTGTGAGGGATTGCGTCATGCAACGGCAGCGAAAGCCGTTGGGCGGGTAGATGCTGGCCCAGATGGGATGATCCACCGGCCAGACCTGACCGTGCAAAGCGCGGTGTGCGGGGCGTGTGCGCCCGTCCATGACAGCGATGTAGCGCAGATAGGGAAATGCGCCCTTGACCGCCATTTGCCGTTCGCGCCGGCCAGCGCCGTAGCTGGTGGCCATGTTGGTGTCGTAGATCAGGCGCAGGCGAGCGGGGGAACCATACTTCACCGGATTGTGGGTGCCTGGGTACATCTTCAGGATTTCGCCGGTTTCCGGGTCAATCGCTTTGCCCCACCAGCCCTTTGCGCGCAACAGGGGTTCCAGATGATCCTGAAACTGGCTGACGCTCCAGCCTTCGTCGCGGGCGCGTTTCAGGGTGTCCTGGATATCGCCGAGGATGTTGAAGCCGGCGCTTTGGGCGGCGGTGAATGCGCGCTGTTGCTCGGCAGCGCTGACGGTTTCCCAGCCTTCGCTGGGTTGCTGACGTTTGCGGTCAAAGTATTCGACCACCTCCTTGGCCGGTTTGCCGAAAACCGCCTGCAGCTGCGGGTCAGGCATCGCCACGCCCCATCCAGTGGGCGGCAAAGCCGGCGCGGTGCAGGGCTTCACCCAACGCGGTCACGTCCAGGTGTTCCGTGGCAGCATCCAGCGCTGCCTGGGCGGCTTCCAGGCTATCTGCCTGTGCAATGGCTTGCAGCACGGGCGTGAGCATGGCTTGCAATTGGGCGTCGAGTTGCTCGGGCGGTAGGCGCTGGGCCGCGTGGTCGATGGCCTGCATGCCCTGCAGGTCGGGCTGTGGGCCGGGCAAGGCGTCGTCGATTTCCGGGGCGTTGCCGCTGAGTGCAGCCAGTGCCGCTTTGCGCGGAGCTGGCTGCGGCTGGTGTTGTGGTGTGGCGTCGGTAGGTTGCACGGTAGCCAGCACCGGGTCTTTGTCGCCAGCCTGGGGGATGCGCAGTTTCTCATGCGCCCAGTCGGGCGGGATGCGCATGCCGATATTCACCAGCTTGGGTAGCGCATTGGCGTACAGCTCGATATCGTCACCTTCGGCCAGCGCAAACTGGAAGCGCGGGCAGCGGCGCGGGTCGGCCCAGCCCTTGTTGATGGCCAGCAGCGGATAGACCAGTTGCTTGGTGATGGTGCCAGCCAGCTGTTTGGCATCAGAGTCGCGGATTTCCTTGCGCACATCATCTGCCAAATCGGCCAGGCCGCTGCCAATACCATTGCCGGTGCCTTTTTCGTTTCCGGGCAGGTTGCCGGTAATGGCTTTGGTCTGGGTATTCTCGGCCCAGCGAATCATCATTTCAAAGGGCTTTTCGCTGCCCTGGGCGGCTTGCTCAAATTCCAATGCCATGGATTGCGGGATGATGCCGGCAGCTGCGTGACCAATGCCGGCCACGGCTTTCCAGAGCGTGGACTTTTCTTGTGCGCTGGCATTGGTCGGATATTTGCCAATCCGAATAGGAATACCGCAAATATCCAGAAACTCGGCCAGATCACCTACCGAGTAATGCTTGAACAAATACGGCCATACCAGAATGCGACCCAAGCCACTGCGCGCCAGATAGCCGGATTTGGCCCGGTGGCTGTGCAGCATCCAGCCGAAGGGTTTGAGTGCCTGGCCATCTTGCGAGTGGTCACGCAAGCGCAGCTGGGTTCGGGTGGCCTGGTCCAACGTAAACCAGGACTGGGGACGATGGTGCAGCTGGTTGGGAATCCATTCACGTCCCACCATGGACCATTCAATCTCCAGAGCCGAAAAGCCGTGGCTGATGGCGTCCAGCGCATCAAACAGGATGTCCTCAAAGTCAGCCATGTCCTGCAGCACTTCGGTAGCCCAGGCTGCTGCGGCTTCCTCCTCCCGGCTGGCGTTGCGCGGTGCGGCGATTTCCCAGTCCAGGCTGATGAGGGAGCGTTTGCGCTTGGCCAACTCGCTGAACAGGTGGCCGTCGCGCTCCTCCATGTCTTCGAACAGTTCATGCTGGGCAATCAGGTCGCCTTCTTCGGCCGCATTCAGGATCTGGTTCAGGCGCGCCGGCGTGATGCCCTTGGCGGGGTGGTCGGCTACCTGACGCTGCAGGTGGATCAGGCTGGAGGTTTGCGGCTCGTGCAGCACGTCTTGCTTGAAAGGCGCGCCAGTGTGGTCGAGGATGGCCATGGGGGCTCCTGTCAGTAGTCGGAGCGACGTTCAAATGCGTCGTCGTCCATGATGTCGGGGTTGTCAGCGCCATGGCCTCGCTTGGGCACCAGGCGGAATTCGATCAGGCCGCCGCCCTGGCTGGTGGCGTACCAGGCCATGCACAGCGCCACGGCGGCGTCACCGTGACGCTGGCCGCCATCGCTGCCGGTGGTACGGCCTTCGGGGATGCGCGGGATGCCCTTGACCATGGTGATCAGGCGCAGGTCTGCCAGCAGGTCGGAATCCCTGGGGATTTCTGCCAGGGTGCCGTCTTCAAATGCGGCTTTGAGGCGCGGCATGTGCTCCAGGTACCACTGCTGGGTCAGCATGACCTGGGTGACGCTGGCGCTGCCATAGCGCTGCATGGCCACCTCGGCCAGGTACTGGCCGTTGCCGCGTGCGTCGAGTGCCAGGTGGTTGAAGCGCGGCAGGTGGTCGCACAGCCAGAACAGGATCTGCTCCTGCTGCTTGAAAGGGACGTTGCGCAGCTCGATGACGAACGGGGCGCGGCGCTGCAGGCCCTGGTCTTCCAGCAGCGGGATGATGACGGACAAGTCACCGGTACGGCCAAAGTCCTGGCCGACGCTGGCGCGGGCGCGCTTGGGCAAGGCGTCGACCAATGGCTTCAGGAAGCTGTCGATCCAGCCTTGTGTGTCGGCTTCGCGCACGTGGTCGGACTGGTGCACAAAATCGTCGGTGCAGGCGTAGCGAATGACTGTGGAGTCGTCCACCATGCGGCTTTCGATCAGGGCGCGGGAAAGGTAGGCGCCACCGCTGCTGCTGGGTACACAATCCAGTTCCTCGGCATCGTTGGGCCGGTAGGTGGCGCGGATGTCCTCTTCCCAGGCGATTTCACCAGCTGATGACCATGTTTTCTTGGTCGCCAGGCAAATGCGCTGGTACAGGCCCTGTGCCAGCGCTTCCTTGAAAGTGATGCGGTGCAGGCTGTAATGCTTGTGACCTTCGCGCACATCCTGCACCAGCTCGTTGAACGGGTTGTCCACGCCCCAGTGCGTGCTGATGATGGAGACCTGCCCGCCCCAGATCAGCAAGGCAAACGCGGCCTTCAGCAGCTCCTTCAGATCCGGGTGGAAGGCGGCTTCATCGATCACCACGCGGCCCTGCTTGCCGCGCAGGTTGCGCGGGCTGCTGGACAGTGCGGTCACGCGGTGGCCGCTGGCGAACTTGATCTGGAACGCCAGGATGTCCTGGCCTTCATCATCCACCACCACTTCCTGCATGGTTTCGGCGGCGATCTGGTAGTGGCCGCACCACCAGGCGCAGTCGCGAATGAACTCGCGCGCCATGTCCTGGCTGTAGCCCAGGTACCAGGTGTCTTGCCCACCGGCGCGAGATGCCTCCAAGGCGGACAGCGCCGCCTCGGCCCAGCTCAAGCCGACGCGGCGGGATTTTTCGCACAACTTGACCTGGCTGCGGTCTGCCACCCAGGCTTGCTGGTACGGCAGCAGCACAGCGGCCGCAGTGGCCGCTGTATGGGTCAGAGGATGCGGGGCAACGGTCACGACGCAATCCCCAGAATCTTGGCCCGGATGGCCTCTGCGGCTTCGTCGGTGAGGCCGGCGCTCTTGACGGTGCTGGCGACTTCCTCGGCAGCAGCCCTGGCTTTCTCGCGCACCTCGCGGGCGTACTTTTTGGCGTCTGTGCTGGAGCGTGCCAGGTCGGCAATGCTGCGGGTGATTTTGGCAATGTCCACTTCTGCCGGGTCGATCTCCAGATCCAGCATCAGCGAGAACAGCTTTTCCTGCGTGATGCGGATCAGTGCCTGGTTCATGGCGTCATCGTCATCGGGGCTGGCCTGTACCACGGCGCGCGCCTGCTCGGTAGCCAGCTTGAGGGCGTTGAGGCGCTCTTCAAACTCCTGGCCGTAGCGGTGCAGGCTACTTTTGCTGATGTCGAAACCGCGTTGCTTCAACTCGGCTTCCAGTGTCTCGTAGCCGGTGAAGTTGCCTTCCACCAGTGCGTCGTCCAGCCACTGCTTGACGGCGGCTGGCAGAGAGTGAACCTTGCTCTTTGGCGGCATGGCGCTTACCAGTACTTCTGCGGCCGGGCAATGCCGGGCTCACAGTCGATGGTGTACTCGACCAGGTCAATGCCATGGCGCCTGAGCTTGGCGAACCAGAGCGGCTGCGAGCCCTTGCCGGTGATCTCCAGCAGGTCGCGGCCTTCCAGGTATTCCAGGGCAATGCGCAGCTCGCGGATGGTGATGTCAGGCAGCACGGCCGTGATGGCGGAGTGCATCACGGACTCGCTGGCTCCTACCGGGCGTGCCGAGTTCAGGGTTTGCAGCAGCAGCCAGCGGATGTTCTCGCGCCGGGCTTTCTCCAGGTCAATGGTCGGAGGGTTCACGATTTCTCCAGGATGCGTTCAATGCGGCCGCCGATGGCATCCAGCTTGGCATTGAGCACGGTTTCAAAGCGAATGGCGTCTTCGCGGCGCTGGTATTCGAGGGGGAGCCGCGCCTTGTGGTCCGCCAGCTCTTTTTCGATGCTGGATACGCGCAGGCTGACGGCGTCTTGCCGCTTGTCGAGCTGGGCCAGCAGCAGCTTGCCGAAACCGACCAGGGAACCGATGAAGGTGAGCAGCAGGCCCACCAGGTGCCAGAAGTCCACGGTGAGCGTCATGCCAGCCTCGCTGCGGCTTCCAGTGCGGTCTGGCATTCGATGCAGGTCTGCACACCGGGTACGGCCTGCTGGCGGGCTAGCGGGATGGCTGCGCCGCACTCCACGCAATCGGTGGCACTGGTCTGGCCGGGCGTACCGGCACTGCGGCGGCGTTGCTGGTAGAGGGCTTCCTGCAGGAGCTCCGCTTCACGCGCCGAAGCGCGATCTGCAATATCACCCAGCTCGCTCATTTCGGGGGCGTCCCTGTCAGCACGCCCGGCTGGGCGATCAGGCGCAACACCACGATGGCGGCCCCGAAGGCGCCGGTAATCCAGGGCCAGTATTCGGGCGGCAAGGCGAACTCGAACAGCGGCAGCACTTCGGCTTGCAGCACGGACAGCAGGGTCAGCAGCGCAGCGGCTTGCACGCTCGTCAAACGCCAGGCGTTGTTCCAGCCTTCGATCAAATGCATCAGATGGTCTCCATGAGGTTGGCGGCAATACGACGCGCCCAGCCACGGCCAAAGCTGGGCCAGGTGCTGAGGTCGGTCATGAACTTGAGGCGCACGGCGCTGTAGCGCGCCACCAGTGCGGCAGGATTGAGGCTTGCCACAGCAGCCAGCGTGATGGGGCCGATGCGACCGTCTTGTGCTGTGCCCACAGCCGCTTGCAGCCAGCGGGCAGCATTGCCACGGCCGGAGTTGACGGCGGCGTCGAAGACGTGGAAGCGGATCGGTTCGGGCAGACGCTCGGTCTGCAGCGCGTCCCAGTAGTCACGGCGGTAAATCGCCTGGGCACCGGCCAGGGTCAAGGACTTGATGTTGACGCTCGGATAGCTGCGCTTGCTGATGCCGAACTTGGTTTCGCCGCCAGGGTCTTTGGGGTGGTTGATATAGCCGCCTTCGTGGCCGATGAGTTTTTCGAAGGCGGCTTCAAACGTATGGAGGGGGGCTTTGGTGCTCATGCCGCCATGGTGGCGGGCATGGTCTAAAGCAGCGATTAAAACGTTTTAATCTTCGCCGGCATCGTCAGTGCCAAACAGCGGTCGCTGCTGCTTGGCGCGCAGGCGCAGCATGCCGCGCTTGATGATGTTGCGAATCTGCATTTCGGTCAGGTTGTACTCGCGGGCCAGCTCATACAGGTTGCGGCCGTTGAATTTGTCGAAAATCTCACGGTCGCGCTTGCTCAAATCGTGCAGGTGGCCCTTGGGCAGGTACATGGCAGCGCCACCCAGCTCGGTGCGGATGGTCTCTGTGATCATGTAGGCCCCTTGCTTGGCGTTCTCCTCGGGGAAGCCCATCTGGAACAGGTTGCGCGCAATGACCTGCCCGATGTCGTTGAGCAGCTCCGGGTACTCCGGCGGGAAATTGACGATGATGCGGGGGTTATGCGATGCCATGGCCTGCCTCCTGTGCGTTGCTGATGTGGTTCAACCCGGCCTTGAGGGCCTGGTACATGCCGTTGAAGGCGTCGAAACGGTGATCGTTCGCTTCGGTGCGCCGCAGTTCCCTGTGGGCAGATTGCAGCTCTTCGGACAGCTCGGGCGGCAGCGCGGCATGGTGCGGAGCGAGCTGGCCGCGCATGGCATCCACCTTGGCCGGCAGTGCGCGCATGGCCCAGTCTTTCAGGCCTTCGATCAGCTTGTACAGCTTGCCGTCGGCCCACTGCAGGGCATCCACCTTGAGCACGCGCTTGCAGTAGTTGCCCAGGGCGCGTTCGCTGGCATCGCGCACCAGGCCCAGCTCATGCAGCAGCAGCCACAGGGCGCGTACCTTGCGCGCTTCGGCGCTGCCGGCGCTGACCGGGCGGCTGTGGCGGGCACCGGGCTTTTGCTTGTGGCTGGGCGACCAGCCGCAGCGTTTGTAGTGCGCCAGTACCTGGCTGCGCTCGTGCCAGCCCAGTTCGCCGGCGCTGCTGGTGCGGCCCTTGCTGACGCGCAGGATCACGGCTTCGTAATCGGCATCGCTCATCTGCAGGTCTTTCTTGCCGATGTGGATCTTGGCCAGGTCTGTCTTGCGGGTGGGGTCTGTGGTGTTCATGGGGGACATCTCGGGTTCGCTTGTTGAAAAGGCCGGAGCCCAGCCTCTTGAAAAAGCCCCGGCAGCAAGCCGCCGGGGAAAAGCGGCAGTTGCCGCTTGGAGACAATCAGTTCAGGGCATCCTTCAGGCCCTTGCCGGCAGAAAAACGGACACCAGTGCTGGCCTCAATCGGGATGGTTTCGCCAGTGCGGGGATTACGGCCAACGCGGGCGCTACGCTGCACCGGCTCGAAAGAGCCGAAGCCGACGATGGTGAACTTCTTGCCGGCACGCAGGCTGCTGGTGATCGTGCCGAGCACGGCTTCCAGGGCGCGGTCTGCTGCAGCGGCGCTGATGCTGCCGTTGCCGGCTGTGGTGATGGCGTCAATCAGTTGGGACTTGCTCATGGGGATCTCCTTCGGGGTGGGTTAAATGTCGGTGGGGCCGATCTGGATACGGCTATCAGCCACAGCAGTGGCCGCGTTGGCGGCGGCAATCAACATGCCGGCCTGGTAGCGCAGGTTGGCGGCGCTTTCGGGCTGCTGTTGCGCATCAAGCCGGTTGGCGCAATGCAAATCGCGTGCGGCACTTTGCAAGGCCCAATCGGCCAAACTGCGGGGCTGGTTTGTGCGGGCGGCGTTCATGGAAACAGCTCCTCTGGATTGTTCGAAAACACCACGCCTTTCTTGGCATACCGTGCATTGCGTTTCATGCACCAGTCCACCCATTGGGAAAACGCATCTATCGCTTCAGTGCCGCTGGATGCTTCGGGCACGCCAGGAACCAAATACCTGCCTGCGCTATCGCCTTTTCCGCGGCGTGCCAGCACCCCGACGACGGCTTCCAGCTCTGCACGCGGCCCTTTGGCGAACACAATGCATCCGCTCCCGTCTTCGGCGAGTTCAGGAGGCAGTTCGCCGAGCTCAATCAAGCCACTTGCCCAAGACCAGGCGAACCATGGAGAAAGGTCGTAATAGCTGCGGCACCCGCAGCGAGGACAAACCATCTCCATACAGCCGCCGTATTTCTTGGAATAGCGTCCCGCCAAGTCGGAGTAGTTGCACTTGTGCTTGCAGCGTGTGCATTCGATCGGATGGTCTTTCATGCGCCCTCCGTCTCCACCTCAAACGGCGTGATCACAAAGTCCTCCACGCCGCTGACCACCTTGATGCCGGGCACGCCAGCCACGACGTCGGGCTCGTTCAGGATGGCTTCCTTGTTGATCTCTTCCTTGGTGCGGACGAAGCGGCCCAGGGTCATGCGCTTGAGCAGGTCGATCACGCTGTCCACGCCGGTGACGCGCACGCTGGGCGGGCGGATGCGCCAGGCGACTTCGCCGGTGATGAGGTTGGCGGTTTTGCCTTTGCCGCACAGCTGTTCGCGGTTGGCTTCGCACCAGGTCTGCACGCCGGCCTGCAGCGTGTTGATGCGCTGGTGCAGCGCGTCCAGGTGCGGGGCTTCGGCCTCGGTGATCTTGGCGATGGCGTCGTTCAGCACGGTGCTGCGGCGGGCATGTTCGCGCTGCAGGTCGCCAATTTGCTTGATGGCGTTCTGCGCTTCTTCGCGGCTGGTGCAGGCGTAGACCTGCGCGGATTTGCGGATACGGGTGGCCATGGTTCAGGCTCCTTTCTTGAGTTGGCGGATCTTGGCTTTGATGTGCTCGGGCATGGGGGTGGCCCGGGCACTGTCCTGGTCGAGCTTGACCAGGGCGGGGTCACGCTGCTGCAGCGCATTGGCGGCCACGGCAGCGATATCGGTGGCTGCGTCGCTGCGGTACTCGCGGCTGCGCAGGCTGTGTTCGTGCTGTTTTTCGGCGGCGGCTTCGGCCTTGTCGGCCAGCTGCATGGCGACCTCGAACAGGTAGGCGTTGCCAGACAGCGGCAGTTGCAGCGCGCCGCTTTCGGCCTGGCGGAACACGGCGGCAAAGGCGGCATCCCAGCCGTCGCGGCCCAGCTGCCATTCGCGGCCCTTGCGGGTGAACGAACCGGTGACGGCCGGCACCAGCTCGGCCAGCACGGTACGGGCCTTGGTCATGCTCAGGCGGTGCTTGGCCGGCTTGTGCAGACGCAGGTAGCGCGCCACGTGGCCGCCCAGCACAAAGCTGCGCGTTATGACCTCGTAGATCAGGCGGCGGGCTTCGTCGTCCTGGATCATGCGGTGGAGCATGGCGTCCAGGCTTTCTTCTGCGCCGCACACGGGGCAGGTGTTGACCAGCTGGGCGGACGTCACTGCAGGCCCTCCGGGGTGCATTGCACGGTGGCGGCTTGCAGCATGTTCTGCGCGTGCTTGGCCTGGGCATCCAGCCAGATTTCCGGCCACCACCAGGCCAGGTACAGGGCCAGCAGCACAGCTGCCACCACGATGGCGCGGAACACGAGGCGCAACAGCTTGCGCGTCCAGACGCTGGCGCGACCGGGCTGGCTGCGGCTGTGCTCGATGGCATCGGGGGCAAACGGGTAGCTGGTGCCACCACAGCTTGCGCAGCCATTGCCCTGACAGATGCCCAGCTCCTCGCAGCGGGTGTTGGGCTTCAGGCTCTGGTCGAGCTCGGCCATGCAGCCATGGCAGGAGCCATTGCGGAAGCTGCGGCAGCCAAAAATGAGGCAAGCGATTTTCATGGGGTGGCTCCTCAGTGAACGGTGACCGGGCGTGCGCCCACGGTGTCGGCTTGCGGATAGGCATCCATGGCGGCCAGGATGGCTTCGCAGCTGCCTGTGGCCAGGGTGGTGAACTGGTAGCGGATGCCCAGGCAAAACACGGTGACGATGAAGCTGCGCATGGCTCACACCTCCTTGATGATTTCGGCAGTTACCAATGGCGCGCCGATGCTGGCGGCCAGGTTGATGGCGGCGGTGGTGACGTTGGCTACCGCCAGCGGGTACAGCAGGCTGTGCAGCTCGCGCTGGTTGGGGCGGGTGCCGCGCTTGGCGATGGAGAGCTTTTCTCGCAGCGCATCAACGGCACCGGCATCCATGACCTGGTCCAGCTGCAGGCCCACGCGCTTGAACTTGAATGCCAGGTAGTCGGCCAGGTGGTTGTCCAGGGCGGGCAGCTCGACGATCTCGATGCGCTGCACTACCTCACGCACCTCGGCGTTCTGCTCGCTCAGCTTCATGCGCAGCTCGGTCTGGCCGATCAGGATGATGGACAGCAGCTTCTTGAAGCCGTCCTCCAGCTCGAAGAAGCGCTTCAGGTGCTTGAGCGTGGCGGTGGGCATGCCGTGCGCCTCCTCGATCACCAGCACATGGCGATTACCGCTGCGGTAGCTTTCGCGCAGCAGATGGTGCAGCTGGCGGAAGCGTGCCTCGGCACTGCGGCGGGGCTTTTCCAAGGGTGCCACGCTGGCAATCACCGCTTCGGCAATGGCAGCGGCTTTCAGGGTGCGGCCGCGCTCGTCGTTCTCTTCCATGCCCAGCACGTAGGGCTCGCAGACGATCATGCTGGCCGACTCGCGGCGGATGCGGTCGATCAGGTCACGGCGCAGCGTGGACTTGCCCGCGCCGGATTCGCCCACCACGGCCAGCATGCCGCCATGGCGCGCTGTGGCCCACATGGATTCGCGCACGTAGCGCACGTCCGGACTGGTGAACACGTCGGCGGCGTCTTGCACGTCGTCGGTGAAGGGGTCACGCGTCAGGCCAAAGGCCTTGCGTGCCTCCTGGGTGAAAGCTTGCTTGCGTAGTAACATCGCGGCATCTCCTTTGCTTTTTTGGGTTGAGGGGGTACGCCCTGCACGTGCTTTGGACGGTGTGTGCGGGGCGTTTTTGTTTTCCAGGGCGCGCATGGCGCGGTCGATGTCGGCAGCGGCCATGCCGTGCTCGATCAGCAGCTGGCGCAGGGCCTGCTGGTAGCTGGCCGCGTCGACCTTGGGCCACTGGCCCAGGGCAACGGCCTTGCTGAAGGTGCCCACCGACAGGCCGACGGCGCGGGCTGCGGCAGCCTGCTTGAAGCCGGCCTTGTCGATCAGGCGTTGCATGGCGGTCTTGCTCATTGGCCCACCACCTTCAGGAACGGGCGCACGTGGTGTGTGCCGGTGGCCTGATCAGCCAGGTCGTCACCGCGCAGGCGGGCGGCAATGGCGTCGATGTGCTCCACCGGCACTTTGTCATCCGCGTACTGCTTACGCAGCCAGGCGTTTTCTTCAGGCAGCAAGTTGCGACCCAACATGCCGCGCAGCCGCAAGGACGCGGTCACCACATTCATGGGGGCCAGCTCCGGCGTGGTGCGGGCAGCCGCAATGGCCGGGGTGTCCACCTCCTGCGCCTGGCGCTGCAGCCGGGTGGGCAGCTCTTCCTTGCCCAGGTGGCTGTGCGCCACCACACCCTTGCCATCGTTGAGATGGGCAAACGGCCTGGTATTGGCGCGGCGTTTGGCCTCTGCATCTTCCAGGCTGGTGCCGTCGCCATAGGCGGCCTGCACCAGCTGTTTGGCCGTGGCCACGCTGGCGTCATGCGGCATGGCGCTGCGTTCGCCAAACACGGTGGCACTCATCGGGCGGCCAGCCTGGTCGTAATCCACCTCCGGCATGACTTCCACCAGCAGCGGTTCGCGGCCCAGGCGTTCAATGCTCACGCGCACGGCACCGCCCTTGAGCAGCAGCGGCGTAACGGTCACCTCCTGCCCCTTGTAGAGCTGATCGGCCCAGGCGCGCAGGTCGTACTGGCCGGGACGCTCCAGCTCCGGGTGCGCAAAACTGATGCGCAGGTTGTTGACCTTGCGCGTAGCGTCCTTGCCGGCCAGGAACCACAGGCACACGCTGCGCTCGGGCAGCGCCACCAGCTGCTCGGCGCGGATGCCGTGCCACAGGTCGTCACGCACAAAGTCGCCGCCGGGGCGGTGCACGCGGGCATCGACATGCGCAATGGCGTTGGCGTTGTAGTCGCGCACCCAGGCCTCGGCGGCGGCGTTGAGCGCCTCCACCGACTCCACCGGTTCAAAGCGCAGGCGGCTTTCAAACTGGGTTTCGACGATGTTATTGGCTACCTCCACACCGCCCTTGGCCCAGGCGTGGCCGGCGGCGTGGGTTTCATGCTGCACGCCCAGGGCATCCAGCAGACGCTGAATGCCGTGGCTGGTGTTGGCACTGCCCTTGTCCCACAGCAGCAGGCGCGGCAGGCCGTGGCTCAGGCGCGTGGCGTGCCGGCCCCAGGTGTGCATCAGGAAGTCGAACAGCACGGCCTGGTTTTCACCGGCGGCTTCGAAGTAGCGGATGTCGATGGCACCGCTGAAGTGGTCCACACGCACATAGCGCCAGACCTTCAGCTTGATGCGGGCCACGGCATCCAGCTTGTTCTTATAGAACTCGTCGTCGCGCATGACGCGCTGCTTGCCGCCCATGTAGTACACCAGGCACAGCGAGGGGTCGATCTGGTGCACATGGTTGGGGTGCTCGCTGCGCATTTGCTGGGTGTTGCGGGCATCGCGCAACTGGCCGGGCTGCATGCCATGCTGGCGCAGCAGCGTTTGCAGGCGGCTACCGGATACGTTGATGTCCAGGCCATTGGCGGCGGCAATGCTCATGGCCACGGGCGTGCCCATGGTGGCTTTGCCATTGGCGCGGATGCTCTCCTGCTTGGCGGCGGCCACGAACTGGAGCACATCGGGGGCCAGGCGGGTGGTGCCGGCATCGGCACGCGGCTTGCGACCGCTGGAGTAGCCCACTTCGTCGGTCAGCCACTTGTACACGGTGGCGCAGCTTTTGCCCACGCTGGCGGCGAACTCCTCCACCAGGGCGCGCTGGCCGCCGTGCGGCGCTGCCTGCAGGCGTGTTTTGAGGTCAAGAAGGGATTGCAGCATTTCGGGTGTCTTTCGGTTGCGTGCTTGCGTTCTGGGGCGCATGTGCGACCTCCTTACTTGCTGCCTTCCCGGTGGTCATCGGCCACGGCTTGCAGGGTGTTGTCGAACACCTGAGCTTCCTTCTCCAGCTTGCCGCCAGCGATGGCAAAGATGTCCTGCATCTCGTCGGCCAGGGCGATCCAGGCGCGGCCCAGCACCTCTTCTTCGGCAGGCGACTCGGCCTGCACCTGCATGGCGTCCTGGCGGATCACTGCCAAGGCATCCACGGCGTTGAGGAGCTCGCGCTTGGCCTGCTGCGCCTGGGCGATCAGGCCCTTGAAGGCTTCGGGCCAGTCGGTGTAGGCCACGACTTTGCGTGCGTTGAGCTTGCGATCGAGCTCGTTGATCTTGCTGTCCTTGCGGGCAACTTGCGCTTCGGCGGACTCAGCCGCTTCCTCGGCTTTTTCGGCGCGCGCGGTGAGGCTTTCGATTTCCTTCTGGTCGGCGGCGGCCAGTTCGCGCAGTGCGCGTTGCAAGTCTTCCTTGGTGGCGCCTTCTTCCAGGGCTTCCTTGATCAGCTCCTGCTTGGGTGCTGGGAGTGCCTTGATGGTGTTGTAGTCCACCTGGCGCAGGCCGATGCGTTCGGCCTGTTCGAAGGCTTCCTGGCCGATCGCGTTGCGGTTCGAGGACAGTTCGCGCAACCGGCGATAGGACTTACCAAACTTGACCTCACAAAACTCTTCGAGACTGGAAAAATGGCGACCGTCGCCACTTTGCGGATTGTGCAGATGACGCCAAGCCTTTGATTTCTTTATGTTCTCGAAGACGGCCAGCATCGAAGAAGTGGCGATCGTCGCCACAAAGTCCATGGCTTCCAGCCGACCAATGTCAATACCGGCAGCAAACACCTCATCAGCCTGGGCAGGAGTAATGGCGCTGTCTTGGGCCGTAACAAGGCGAGCCTCGAAGGTGGGCGAAATTTCCGCAGCAGGAGCTGGTGCGGGCCGGTCCAATTCGTTGTTCGACATGAGAGGTATCTCCTTAATTAAAAATTTCGTTCAGCGCGCGCCCATCTGCGTGGGACATGCTTCGGCGACGGTCTTCCAGTTGGGCCTGGACACGGTCGAAGTCAGCCGCCACGCGGAACGTGAGGCGGGTGAATTGCGCAGTGGGGTAAAAGCGGCCGGTGTCCTCGCTCTTGCGTGCCCATCCCTTGCTGATGAGCAGCTTGGTGATACGGCTGATGTCGGCGGGTGTGGTTTGCGCGGCGTGGGCCAGGTCGGCATTGGTGGCACCGGTGGCGGCGTAACCGCACAGCACTTCCAATACGTCCAGGGTGCGGGTGGGCAGGTTACGGGTGGCGCTCATGCACTTGTTGATAATCTGGTCAGTCATTTTCAAAAGGAGAAACAGATGAATGAGGAAAAACTCAGGCAGGAAATCGCTGCTTTGCGTGCGGAGATCGATGAAGTTGACAACTGGGCTAGCGGTCTGCTGATGGCGTTGGTTGAGGTACTTCCGGCACTGTTGCGTGGGCACCCCCAGGCGGGGCAGGTTGCGGATCTGCTTCAGGCAGATGCGGAACGTTTTGAAGAACTTCGCAAGCAGAGTCGGAAAAGGCGAGATGGTGAAACTGCCGCGCTGTACGAACCTCGTAAGATGCTGTATCACCTACTGGCGATCCAGGGCGTATGGCCAAATGTGACTGCGCAGCAGGCAGCGCAGAATTCAATCCGGCGCACAAACGATTGGCATCAACCAAGGTAAGTAGCTGCTTCCCATTGCTGCGGGTTGCCTCTTGCAGCAATGCTTGTTGAATAAAGCTGGTGGTCATGGCGCGGCCTCTTACTTCAAGCCCAGGGCCACGGCGATTTCGTGGCCCTGGCCCCATTTGGCCTTGCACTGGCCACCCAGTACCTGATAGACCTTGTTGCGCGGATAGCCGCGTTGGCGCGCCCAGTCGGTGATGGTGATGCCGCGCTTGACGAAGTCAGCGCGAATCTGCTGCGGAGTTCGAGTTACGTGCTTCATAATGTGTTGCGTAGATGTTGAGAACTAGAAAAAAGGGGAAAGCATGGACGTGGCGCCGTTACTGGCCAGCCTCACGGGTGCGGTTGAACTGAGCAAATTGCTGGTGGGCGAGAGAGACCGCCAGAAAGCGATGGCCATCCAGATCGATCTCTCGCAAAAACTCCTGGAGGCTCAAGCCCAGGTTGCGCAATTGCTGGGCACCGTCATCGAGCAGCAGGGGCGTATCGGCGCCCTTGAGAAGCGCATTCGCGACATGGAGACTCGAGAGGCTGAAAAACAGGAGCATGAGCTTGCCAAATTCACTTTCAGCGGGGAGTTCTTTGCTTATCGATTGCGCAGCCTGGCCGAAGCGGGTCAGGGCTGCGGCAAGGATGGCCCACTCTTCTGCCAGCCGTGCTTCGAGCGTGGTGAGAAGATCGTGCTGGCTGTCGCTGACGGTGGGTACGCCTGGTGCCCCAGCTGCAAGCATGGGGGGCAGGTTCGCCCCGTTGCCGAGGGCGGCACAGGGTTTCCGCCCTTCGAGAAAAACAGATGGTGAGGAAGATGCAGCGGCAGACATGTCCGGGTCTCCTTGTGTGTTGATGTTTGTTGATGTTGGTGTAATTATGAGGAACAATTGTTCCTCTGTCAATAGTTGAGCGGAACAAATGGGATTTTCTGAACGCCTTGTCGAAGAGCGAAATAGGCTCGGTTTGCAGCAGAACGAGTTCGCTGATCGCGTACCTGTGACTCCACGGTCTCAACGAAATTACGAAAAGGGGGAGCGGGAACCGGATGCGAGCTACCTGATGGCAATCGCAGTCATAGGTGTAGACGTTCTGTATGTGTTGACGGGCCAGCGTAGCCAGCCCGTGGAAAGCCGCCTCAGCAAGCAGCAGCAACGGTTACTGAAGGACTACGAGGACGCTGGAGACGAAGGCCGCTTGCTCATTGAGGGTACGGCCCGCATGGCCGCCAAGACAGGCAAAGCCACCGTCTCCAAGCCTTCTTCCAGCGTTGCAACTCAAAATTTCCACGGCCCCGTCAGCGGAGGGGTTGCTGGCCGCGACATCGTGAACAAGGGCAAGAAATGACTGGGCCGAACCAGGAGTTCCATGCAGCGGTCAGTGGTGGAGTCGCTGCCAGAGATGTTCACAACGAGGCACCACGTACCAGCATCCATATTGGTGCCATCCATGGGGGGCAGAACGTCATTGGCCACACGGGGGACATCTACCTTCACCCCGGGCAACACCTGTGGCACCTCAGTACCGCAGATTTGATGCGTGAGCTTGTGCGCTGCCAGGAAAAGCTGCGTCAGTTCCGCAAGGGGTTGTTCTTCAACGTCCCTTTTCTCTGGCTCGCCGCGTGGCTGGTCTGCACGGTGTGGCTTGTGGGATCAGGACTTTGGCTGAAGTACTTGGGCTCGGTCTGGATGTTCGCCTGGGTGCTCAGCGCAGTGGCTATTCCATTGCCCTGGCTGCTGCGCATTCGCCAAGGCAGGGGCAAGATGATCGCTCACTATGTGCGGCGTATCGAGATCATTGACACGATCCTGCAGGACAGGAAATAACAGGGAGAAATGACGATGGACGAGACCGAAAAAGTGAAGATCAATCAGACCCTGGCGCTGTATGGCGACGCACTGCAGAACGCACACGGCCAGTTGCTCGGGCTGCAGTGCGCCGTGGCTGCGCTGGTGCAGACGCACCCGGACGGCGCCGCTTTCGCTGCAGCTTTTCGGCGAGCCTGGCAGCAGTCTGGGCAGCAAAACGCAAACGACGAACACGCTCCTCAAACTCTTGGCGGTATTGAGCGAGTGCTGTCGATGCTGGAAGAGAGTCTTCCTGTGCCGTTGGATGTGCGTCCGCCGGATGTGGCGCGTTCGCCGAGGGGGTGAGGTTGGGTGGTGTGTTCATGCGGTGATCGTGGCATGGCATGGTGGCCCGAACAATTAAAAGGCTTGGGGGAAATGGGAGGAGAAAATGAAGCGTCACATTATTGCCAGCCTGCTGCTGGCCGGCAGCGGCATGGCACAGGCGGCAGATACTTTTATTGCCGTATCGCCGGCCACGTTCAGCCGCAGCTTCAATACCTGGGCAGCGTTTCTGGGCGAAGGAATGCGGTTGCCCGCGTGGGCGGCGACGAACGGTGTCAAGCGCGCTGTGGTGGCCAAGGGCATTACGGTGCACGCGCAGGGCAGCGTAGGTGGCCAGGGCATGGCTGAGGTGAAGGTGGTATGCCAAAACGATGCCAAGTGCGCCGAGGCCATGGTGGTGGCCGCGCATGCAGTCGACCCGGAAGTTTCCGTCAACTCCTTGCACAACTATATGCAGGGGCGCACAACGGGCCGGTTGGATGATGAATCTGCAATCACCCAGAACGGAATCACCTACTACATGGATCTCAACCGGAAAGCGCGTCGCATGGAGCTGTGGATTTTGCCTGAGGAAGATAGCGGCGAAGGGGACGGCTCGTTTGGGCGGGTGCGGTAATTGAAGGCGCTGGGGCGCTGATTTGATGCAGGCATACCCAACCATGCCGCCTGTCCCCTCAGCACCCCCAGAAAACGTTTCCAGCGGCCTCTGTGCCGCTGTTTGCATTGGGCGTGACCACGCCACGCAGTTGCAGCCCACCCGCTGCAATGAGTAAAGCCTTTTAATCGCCCGCTCAGCACCCGCCCGGCACAGTGGCGGGCATATGAGCAAGACCGCCACCCATCCCCGTTCCGCGTCCCTGCAAGCCGCTTGCAGCATGGCGCTGGACATTGCCGCCGGCCATGATGCCCCCACGCGCATCAAGCTGCTGCCTGCCGGCAGCTTCAGTGCGCACGATGGCCGCCCGGCTGGCCTGGAAGATGTCACCTGCGCAGCCTGGGTGCTGACCGATGCCGTGGGCACCGCCCTGGTGCAGGCCGCCCGCCAGCGCCAGCGTGAATTCGTCATCGACTACGAGCACAGCACCCTCAAATCCAAGGACAGCGGCCAACCCGCCCCGGCCGCTGGCTGGTTCAGCGCCCTGGAATACGTACCCGATGACGGCCTGTACGCCACCGACGTGCGCTGGACCGACAAGGCCGCTGCCATGCTGCGCGCCGGCGAGTACCGCTATCGCAGCCCGGTTTTCAGCTTCAACAAGCACACCGGCCTGGTGGACGGCTTTCACAGCCTGGCGCTGACCAATGACCCCGGCCTGGACGTGCTGCCCGCGCTGGCGCAGCTATCGGCCGCCGGCGGTCTGCTGCTGGCCGACCCCATTTCTACCACTACTCCACAGGAGCCCCACCACATGGACAAACTCGCCATTCTGGCGGCGCTGGGCCTGCCCGCGTCCACCACCGATGACACCGCGCTGACCGCGCTGGCTGCACTGCGCGGCCAGGTGGCGGCCAAGGACCAGGAAATTGCCGCCCTGCAGGCCAAGCAGTTTGACCCCGCCCGGCACATCCCGCTGGCCGAGCACCAGAAGGTGGCAGACCAGCTGGCACAGCTGAGCACCCAGGCAGATAAGGCCGAGCACGACAAGCTGATGGCGGCTGCGCTGACCGGCCGCACCATCCTGCCGGCCAATGAAGCCTACTGGCGCGAACAGCCGCTGGCGGCGCTGCAAGCCTTCCTGAAGGATGCCAAGCCCTTGCTGGACATGGGCATGCAAACCGCTGGCAAACCGCCCGCTTGCGACTCCGGCACCGTCGCCCTGAGCGCCGACGAAAAAGCCGTCTGCGATCTGCTGGGCATCACTGCCGCCGACTTCCTGAAATCCAAGGCCGCCTGAGCCGCCGCACCTGAAAGGACATCCCCATGGCCATGATCACCAACGCGCTGCTGACCGCACTGCGCACCGCCTTCCGCGCCGAGTTCCAGAAGGCGCTGACCGAGACCCCGACGGATTACGACAAGATCGCCACCACGGTGCCCAGCACCACGGCGGGCAACACCTACGGCTGGCTGGGCCAGTTCCCCGCCCTGCGCGAGTGGGTGGGTGACCGTGTGGTCAAGGACATGGCGGCGCACGGCTACGCGATCACCAACAAGCTGTTCGAGAGCACAGTGGGCGTCAAGCGCACCGACATCGAGGACGACAACGTGGGCGTGTACAAGCCGCTGTTCAGCGAAATGGGCCGTGCTTCCAAGGCGCACCCGGATGAGCTGGTGTTTTCGCTGCTGAAAGCCGGTGGCAGCACGCTGTGCTTTGATGGCCAGTACTTCTTCGACACCGACCACCCGGTGTACGCCAATGTGGACGGCACCGGTGCCGTGACCACGGTGAGCAACGCCACCGCTGGCACCGGCCCGGCCTGGTACCTGCTGGACTGCAGCCGCGCCATCAAGCCCGTCATCTTCCAGCAGCGCATCGCGCCGCAGTTCACCGAGATGACCGACGACAAGGACGAAACGGTGTTCATGAGGGACGAATACCGCTATGGCGTGCGCGCACGCGGCAACGTGGGCTTCGGCTTCTGGCAGATGGCGCACCAGTCCAAGGCGGAGCTGACTGCCGAGAACTTCAACGCGGCCTATACCGCCATGACCAGCCAGAAGGCTGACGGTGGCCGCCCGCTGGGTATTCGGCCCACGCTGCTGGTGGTGCCGCCCAGTCTGCGCCAGCAGGCCCTGAATATCACCAAGGCCGAGCTGATCGGCAACGGCGTGACCAACACCAACGCCGGCCTGGTGGATACGCTGGTTACCCCCTGGGTGCTGTAAAGGATCGGCCATGGTTACCAGAAAACATGTGACTGCTGACGCAGAGCAAGCCCAGCAGCCTGAGGCCGCAGAGCTGGAGGTGCGCTTTGTCTACATGGACGTTCGCACCCGGCCAGGCGCGGATCGTTTCTGCCGGGCCGGCTACTGCTTTGGCCCCGACCCGCTGCGCCTGCGCGTGGCGGATCTGAGCGATGCCGACATGACCAACATCGCCGACGAGCCCATGCTGGTGGTCGAGTTTGTGGCGGAGGAGGACAAGGCGTGACCTGTTGGTGACGCTGTACCGGGGCGCGGGTTTCCGCGCCCTTTTTGCGTTCTGGGGGGCGCAAACAGTAAAAGGCTTTAATCGGCCTGCAGAGGGCTGCCCGGCACGATGCAGGTATGCCTTACGCAACCCCCACCCATCTGCTGGAGCGCTATTCGGAGCGCGAGCTGCGCCACGTCACCGACGAGACAGGCCAGGCCTTTGACGCCAGCCGCGCCGCTGCCGCCCTGGATGATGCCAGCATGGAAATCGATGCCTACGTGGGGCAGCGTTACCTGCTGCCGCTGCAGCAGCCACATACCCCCGCAGCATCGCTGACCGAGCCGGTGCTGCTGGATGGCCACCCGGTGTTGATGCGCTGCGCCTGTGATATCGCCGTGTATCGCCTCAAGACCTTGCGCCCGGCTGATGACATCAAGGATGCACGCCAGCGTTACGAAGACGTCATCAAGCTGCTGGTGCGCATCAGCAAGGGCGAGGTGCTGCTGGACGGCGCAGCCCTGCGCAGTGATGTGCCGGACAGCCCGACCGGTGCCGCCAGCGCCGGCATGCCGCGCTTTGAAACCCCGCCCAGCGTGTGGGCCAGGGAGTACCGATGAACGCCCCCATGTCCACCCTGGTGCAAGCCGAGGACACGGCAGCGCTGGTCAATGCGCTGGCCGAGCTGGAAGGTGCCATCGTGGCGCGCCTGAAGGCAGCGCTGACGCCCGCTGGCCGGGAGCACCCGGTGGTGGACGTGCAGAGCTGGCCGGACGCGCCGCAGAGCTACCGCATGTCGCACCCGGTGGGCACGGTGCTGGTGATCTACCAGGGCTTTACCACCCGTGACGGCCATGGCGGCCTGCTGGAGGTGAGCCACAGCTTTGGCGTGCGCGTGCTGGCCCGCACCCTGCGCGATGCCAGTGTGCCCAGCGCAGAGGCTCGCGCAGGTAGCGGCACCTACCAGCTGCTGCAGATCTGCCGACTGGCGCTGCTGGGCTTTGTGCCCCAGGCCGGCTGCGACCCGATGCAGATCCAGCGCGGAGCCTTTGACGACTACCAGGACGGCGTCTGGCACTACGAGCTGACCGCCACCACCCGCACCGCCTGGCTGGTGCCGCAGCAGTGCACGCCCGGCCCGTGGGCCTTTGACGGCCCGAACGCCTGCTGTGACACCGCGCCGCCCACGCGCCGCGTGGATTTTGCCGATGGCGCAGGCCAGGTGGCTGCAAACCGTTTTCTTCCCGAAATCCCTGAAACCCAACCCCAGGAGGCTACCCCGTGAGCAAGCTCACCCCCTATGTGTATTCCGGCCCCGACAGCGGCGTGACGCTGAACGTGGGCACCGAAGACAAGCCGCAGTTCATCGATGTGCTGCTGCGCAACCAGCAGCGCTGTGAGCTGCCGGCAGACCACCCGGTAACGGCCACGCTGGCCGCCCAGGGCTTCATCACCCCGCTGCAGGAATCTGCTGTTGCAGACCCGGTGCCGGCGGTCAAGACCAAAACCACCACGAAGGAGTAAGGCATGGCAGCCAACTATTTGCATGGCGTTGAAACCATCGAGATCGACAAGGGGCCGCGTGCGGTGCGCCTGGTCAAGAGTTCGGTGGTGGGCCTGGTGGGCACCGCTGCCGCCGGTGCCATCAACGAACCGATCCTGGTCAGCCGTGAGGCAGACTTTGCGCAGTTCGGTGCGGAGGGTGAGAACTTCACCATCGTGCGCGAACTGAAACGCCTGTTTGCCCAGAAGCCCACGGTGTGCATCGTGGTGAACGTGCATGACCCGGCCAAGCACACCACCGTGCCGGCGGCCAGCGCTGATGTGATCGGAACGATCGATGCGGTGACGGGCAAGCGTACCGGCATGCAGGCATTCAAGGATGCTTACCAGCTGTTCGGCTTCTTCCCGAAGATCCTGATCGCGCCGGGCTTCAGTTCGCTGGCCCCGGTATCCACCGCGCTGACGACCATTGCTACCGCCATTCGCGCCATCACCTTCTTTGATGCCCCGGTGGGTATCACGGTGCAGCAGGCGATTTCCGGCCGTGGCCCGGCGGGCACGATCAACTTCAGCACCAGCAGCGAGCGTGCCGGCCTGTGCTACCCGATGGTGAAGATGTTCAATCCGGCCCTGAACGGGGGCCAAGGCGATATCGAGCTGGCAGCGCTGTCTACTGTGATTGCTGGTGCCTGGAGCCGCCGCGACCAGGAGAACGGCTACTGGTGGAGTGGCTCCAACCTGGAGTTGCTGAACGTGCTGGGTGTGGAGCGCCACATCGAAGCCATGATCAACGACGCCAACAGCGAGGCCAACCTGCTGAACGAAGCCGGCATCATCACCGTGTTCAACAGCTTCGGTACCGGCATTCGCAGCTGGGGCAACCGCAGCGCGGCCTGGCCGACCAACACCGGCCAGAAGAACTTCCTGAACGTGCGCCGCACGGCCGACGTGATCCAGGAAAGCCTGGAGCTGAGCACGCTGCAGTACCTGGACCGCCCGCTGGACAACGCGGTGATCGACGACATCCTGGAAAGCGGTAACCGCTTCCTGCGCCACCAGCAGGCCAACGGCGCGATTGCCGGCGGCAAGGTGTGGCTGAACAAGGATCTGAACCCGCCCGAGCAGCTGGCCGCCGGCCACCTGATCCCGAGCGTGGAGTTTGCGCCCTACAGCCCGCTGGAGCGCGTGACGTACCAGAGCGAGATCAACATTGAATATCTGCGCGGCCTGGTGGGCAAGCAGTAAGGAGCTGACGACATGAGCAAGATTCAACTGAACCGCATCACCAACGCCAACATCTACGTGGACGGCAATTGCCTGCTGGGTCGTGCTGAAGAGATCAAGCTGCCCGACATCAGCATGATCATGGCTGAGCACAAGGCGCTGGGCATGGTGGGCAAGATCGAACTGCCGGCCGGCTTTGACAAGCTGGAGGGAGAGATCAAGTGGAACTCGTTCTACCGCGACGTGTGGCTGAAGATGAACGAGCCCTACACCATGGCCCAGCTGCAGGTGCGCAGCAGCGTGGAAACCTACGGCAGCGGCGGTCGCATGCAGCAGCTGCCGATGGTGACCTTCATGAGCGTGATGTTCAAGAAGAACCCGATGGGCACGTTCAAGCAGAACGACAACGCCGAATTCAGCAGCGCGTTTGCCTGCCACTACATCAAGCAGCAGTTCAACGGCGAAGACATGATCGAGCTGGACGTGCTGGCCAACATCTACAAGGTCAATGGCGTGGATCGCCTGGATATTTACCGTAACAACATTGGAGGCTGATGATGCTGCAACCCGTTGAACTGAAAACCCCGATCAAGACACCGAATGGTGAAATCAAGACCATCACGCTGATGCGCGAGCCTACCCGCCGGGATCTGAAGCAGGCGCAGCAGATCACCACGGACGAGGAGGAGCAGGTCTGGCACATGATTTGCGCGCTGTCGGACGAAAAGCTGACCATCGAAGATACCGATGCACTGACGTTGGCGGATGTGCGTCAGGTGATGGAGATGTTTCGCTCGGTTGCGGGTATCTGAGGAGGACTACTGGCAGGCCGCTGGCCTACTGGCGCGCTGGTTCCGGTTTTCACCCGCCGATATCGACGGGCTGGAGGTGGGGGAACTGGTGCGCTGGGTTAAGCAGGCTTGCGAGCAGATACGCGATCAAGCCAGCGTCCAATCAGCAGCATGAGGGGAATAGTGATGGGGAAGGCCACGCCCATCACGACTAGGGCGGGAATGAACATGACCACCATGCCTACCCCGATGCCCAGCAGGCCAGCATCCCACCCCATAGCTGCTACAGACAAGCCCAGCGTCACAACAGCGGCGATCAGGGCAGCGGCCAAGACGTCGTTATTGGTAGATTGAGTAGAGGGCATCATGAGTCAGACTAAGTTGGAGGTGCTGGTTGCGTTTTCTGGGGGTGCCGCAACGTCTGGCCTTCAGATGTTACGGCAAAACACTGACCAGCTCAAGGCGTCGCTGGAAAAGGTGCGCCTGAGCCAGAAACTGGCGACTGATCTGCTGGCGGCAAAGAGCAAGTTCAACGAGATTGCCAAAAGTGGCCGTTACGGGCAGGAAGCAGTCAAGGCGGTAACGGCCGAGGTGGCCACATTGTCTGCCAGAGCGCGAGAAGCCGGCTTGAATGTGGGCAAGCTGCGCGGTGAATTGCGCGGCATGAAACTGCAGCAGGCTGGCATCAACATGCAGATGCGTGGGCAGTCCTGGCGGGAAAAAGGGCAAGGCATGCGTGCGGATGCCAAGTCGAAAATTGTCGAGGTCGCCACTTCTGCCTATGCCTTGTTCAAGCCCCTGAATGTGGCTGCTGCGTATGAGGACGTGGTCAAGGACATTGCCATTACCGGTGACATGACGCGCAAGGAAGAGGCTGAGCTGGCCAAGAGCATTCGCGGGCTGGCGGTAAAGTACAACCAGCAGCAGGAGGCGGTAGCTGACTCAATGAAAAAGCTGGTGGAAACCGGCATGGAGAAGTCCAAGGCGGAAGCAACTACGCCGCTGCTGGCAAAAACGGCTACTGCCACACGCGCAGACACCGGTGATGCGGCCAAGATGGCGCGCAGCTTTGACTTGCTGGAAGTACGCGACATGGAACTGGCATTCAACCAGGCGGCTAAAGCGGGCAAGTCGGGCAGTTTCGAGTTGGCGAATATGGCCAAGTGGTTTCCGGAGCTGGGCGGCTACATGAAAGAGCTGGGCGTAAAAGGCAATGAAGCCGTGGTCAGTATGGCTGCACGCATGCAAATTGCCACTCGCACCGCTGGCGGCAACGATGAGGCAGCGAACAACTTCAAGAACTTCCTGAGCAAGCTGACATCGCAAGACACCATCAAGGATTTCAAGAAGAAAGCGGGGATTGACCTGATTCCCACCTTGCAGGCCGCAGCTCGCCAGGGTATGGATCCGATTGCTGCAGGCGTTGACCTGGTGATGAAACACGTGGCCACCAAAGCGCCAGAAGCAGCAAAGGAATTGAAGAAAGTAGCCGCTGAAGTGGCGGCGATCAAAGACCCGATAGAACGCCAGGCTGAACTGGAACGTCGCCAAGGCATGATCAAGAAGCTCGGTGATCGCGCGGGACTGGGCGAGTTGTTCCAGGACATGCAAGCAGTGTCGTATCTGTTGGCAGAAATGCAGAACCAGGAGGAACTGAAACGGCTGCAGGCCGACGTGAAAACTGGGGCAAACGCCGATGGCCGCATGGTGATCGACGCGGACTTTGAGCGTCGTGCGGAGGGCATGAGCGAAAAGCTTAAAAGCTTGAAAATAGCCGGCACGGAACTGGGCATTGCCTATGGCAACGCGCTGATTCCGGTGGTGGAGATGCTTGTTCCCTGGCTCAAAAAAGGAGCGGAGGGGCTGACGGCTTTCACCGAGAAATACCCGGCACTGTCACGCCTAGCGGTTGTGGCGGTGACAGGGGCTTCTGCCATGACCATTCTCGGCGTGGCCGGAAAGTTTATGCTTGGCGGCCTGCTGTCATGGGCGGGAGGTATAGCGACTGTTGCTGGTTGGTTAATGCGCATGCGGGTGGCAGGACAGGTGGCGGCTGGCTTTGGCCGGATTGCGGCGGCAGCATCCGATTTGCGCGGTTTTGGTGTTGCTGCGCTGCGCTTGGGCGCATCTCTGTCAGGGCCGCTGCTGACTGGATTGCGCGCCGTGGGTCTGGCGTTGCTCGGTATTCCAGGCATTGGCTGGATCACTGCTGCGCTGCTGGTGGTTGGCGCGCTGGTATGGAAGTACTGGGGGCCGATCAAAGGCTTTGTGAAAGGCTTGTGGGATGGTCTGAAATCGGGCTTGTCAGCCGCAGCAGCTGCGGTGCGTCCGGGGATGCAGTCGTTGGGCAAGGTGTTGTCTGGTCTATGGGGCGGCTTGAAAGGCGCTGCCTCCGCCGTGTGGGCCGCGTTGAAGCCGCTAGGTGGCGTGATCGTCGCTGCGTTTGCGCCTTTTCGGCCCGTGCTCGCGCCGGTGATTGGGCTGGTGCGTCGTGCCTGGACTTGGTTCACTGAGTTGATCACGCCGATTCGTGCCGCAGGCCCGAACTCGCAGGCCATGGGCAAGGCTGTGGGCGAAGCCTTGGGCAAGATCATTGCCAAGGGTGCAGAGCTGCTTGGCTACTTTGCCGGTCTGCCGGGCAAGTTCCTGAAGTTTGGCGGCGATATCGTCACTGGCTTGCTGGAAGGTTTGCAGAGCAAGTGGGAGCTGCTCAAATCCAAGGTGGGGGCCATGGCTGACATGGTCTCCGGGGTGTTCCAGCAAAAGCAAAAAATTCACAGTCCTAGCCGTGTGTTCATGGGTTTTGGCCGGAATATCGGCGAAGGCGCAGCATTGGGTATCGACCAGTCCATCAGCGGAGTGCGTGCTGCAATTGGTGCTATGTCGGCTGCGATTACGCTGGCCTTTGCGCCTGCACCGTTGTTGGCGCAGCCAGTCTTGCCGCCGATGCATACGACGCAGCCGGCTGCGTCACACCAGGTGCCACCGCTCGTGCCGCGCATGGCCCCCATGGCCACGCCGCAGGTGCCGGATGCCACCGCTGCCGTGCGCGGCCAGTGGACGCTGCCGCAGATCCCGCAGCAGGCCTTGCAGCTGCTGCCGGCCCTGGCCAGGTTGCCGGTGATCGGCCCGATGTTGCAGCCCTTGCTGCCGCGCATGGCTTCCATGGCCACGCCGCAGGTGCCGGACGCCACCGCCGCCGTGCGCGGCCAGTGGGCGCTGCCGCAGATCCCGCAGCAGGCCTTGCAGCTGCTGCCGGCCCTGGCCAGATTGCCGGTGATCGGCCCGATGCTGCAGCCGCTGTTGCCGCGCATGGCCCCCATGGCCACGCCGCAGGCGCCGGATGCCACCGCCGCCGTGCGCGGCCAGTGGGCGCTGCCGCAGATCCCGCAGCAGGCCTTGCAGCTGCTGCCGGCCCTGGCCAGATTGCCGGTGATCGGCCCGATGTTGCAGCCCTTGCTGCCGCGCATGGCCCCCATGGCCACGCCGCAGGTGCCGGATGCCACCGCTGTCGTACGCGGCCAGTGGGCGCTGCCGCAGATCCCGCAGCAGGCCTTGCAGCTGCTGCCGGCGCTGGCCAGGTTGCCGGTGATCGGCCCGATGCTGCAGCCGCTGTTGCCGCGCATGGCCCCCATGGCCACGCCGCAGGTGCCGGATGCCACCGCTGCCGTGCGCGGCCAGTGGACGCTGCCGCAGATCCCGCAGCAGGCGCTACAACTGCCTGCCGCATTGGCAGCCGCCCCACAACCGCCATCTCGCCTGGAACAGTTGCTCCGCTCTGCGCATGCAGTGGCCAGCACTCCTGCAGCTCCCGGGCAGGCTGCGGCAGGCAACATCACGGTGCATTACGCCCCAAGCATCACCATTCAGGATCAGGGCAATGCCCAGGCCACAGGCACGGCCGTGCAAACAGCGTTGATCACCAATCAACGAGACCTTGAGCGCATGCTGCAACGCATTTTGGAGGAGCGTGAACGCCGCTCCATTCGCTAAAGCGTTTTGATCGCCGGCCATGCCCACAGCAGCGATGCTGTGGGCATGAGCTTTTTGTCTGCCCTGGCATCTGCCGTCCCCATCCCCAATATCCAGACGCCGTTCGGTACGTTCGGCGCGGGCACTGTGGCGCAGATCATCGACAACATCAGCCGCAGTCGCGTGGCCTCGCACCAGCATGCACTGCTGGGCGATATTCCGTTCAACCTGGTCACCTACATGGATGGCATGGAAAGGCGCATATCCGCTGACTATGCCGAATTGGCCGTTATGGGTGGCAAGCCCCGCCTGCAGTTTGTGGGCGACAAGCTGGATGAGTACACCTGGCAGATCGTGCTGCATGCCGGCTTCTGCAACCCCGTTGCAGAAGTTGCAAAACTCGAAGGCGCAGTGCGGGCACACACGGGCATGCCGCTGGTGTTTGCCAATGGCGATTTCAAGGGCTGGTTTGTGCCCACCGAGTTGAGTCAGACCTACCGCGCCAGCAGCCAGGACGGCACCCCCATCTGGTTGGAAGCACAGCTGACCTTGCGCGAGCATGTACTACCACCAGTGCTGGTGCAGGCCGCGCCCGAGCCTGTGGCGGCAGAGAAGCCGGGCTCCAATGGCAAGCCCAAGAAGCCGTCCAAGACAAAGCGTAGAACCCCGCCCAAGCGGTCCCGGAAAGCGCCTGTGACGCGGGCTGGCAAGAGGTGATACATGGCGGCATCTGATTTCGACTGCCTGGAGCACACCGTGCTGGAGGGCCAACGCTGGGACACCTTGGCATGGCTGTACTACGGCGATGCCAGTCAATTCGGTCGCATCGTCCAGGCCAACCCGGCCCTGGATATCACCACCCATTTGCAGGCCGGTGATCTGGTGCTGATCCCGGTGCTGCCGCTGACTGAAGCGCAGCAGCAGGTGGCGCAAGACAACCTGCCGCCCTGGAAGCGCAGCACATGAGGGGCCTTGTTCAAGCAGCGCTGTCCGGCTTTGTCGCTACACAAGCCGGGTCGCGGCCAGTGGATGCCCCCATGGCCCTGCTGCGCTACGACACCAAGGACATCACGGCAGACATTTCCCCGTTCCTGATCGAGTTGACCTATACGGACAACCTTGAGGGCGAAAGTGACGCGCTGGACGTACAGCTGGAAGATGTGGATGGCCGCTGGATCAGCGCCTGGTACCCTGGCCATGGCGATACCCTGCATGCGCAGATCGGCTTCGCAGGGTCCGCGTTGCTGGATTGTGGAGAATTTGAGATCGACGAGATCGAGCTGCAGGGGCCTCCTGATACTGTCACCATCAAGGCGCTATCTGCCGGCATCAAGCGCAGCGTACGCACACGTCACGGCCGCCAGTACGAGAACACCACGCTACAGGCCATAGCGGCCGATGTGGCAAAGCGCAACCAGCTGGAAGTGGCGGGCACGATCGAGGTCGTGAGCATCCAGCGTGTTACCCAGGTGTTCGAGAGTGATCTGGCGTTTCTGCGGCGTATTGCCGACGAATATGGCCACGCCTTCAACGTGCGCGGCAACAAGCTGGTGTTCTTCCAGACCAAGTTGCTGCGAGAGGGCAAGCCGGTGTACATCGTCACGCGGCAGGATTGCGCCAGCAGCTACCGGCTGCGTGACAAGGTGCATGGGGTGGTCGGCGAGGCGGAGACCACATGGTTCGACCCCCGAGAGAAGAAGCGGCGCGTGGTCAGCGTCAAGGACAAGGCCGGCAGCAGCAACCGGGCATCTGCCGACAAGCGGCGGATCAATGTGCGCGCTGAAACCGATGCGCAAGCCAGGCAAAAGGCGCAGGCGCAGCTGGACAAGAACGACGATCAGACCGGAGCCACGCTGACGCTATACGGCAACCCGCTATTGGTGGCTGGCGTGACGCTGGATCTGCAAACCTTTGGCAAGTTTGATGGTCGGTATCTGGTGGTGAAGTCCGTGCATCGGCTATCGCGCAGCGGAGGCTATGTGACGGAGGTTGACTTGAAGCGGGTGCGGGCATGAGCGCCGGGTTGTTCAAGGACGATGTGGGCGGCTGCGTTTACAAGAAGGGTTTGGTTGTTCAATCGAAGCCCGGCTTTGCCAAGGTGCGCTTTGACGATTTGGACGGGCTGGTGACGGACTGGCTGCCCACAACCCATGCCAACACCCAAAACAACAAGGATGTGGAGGCTCTGGATATCGGCGCGCAAGTGTCGTGCCTCCTCGATGCGCGGATGGAGGACGGCTGCATCCTGGGCGCGCATTACAGCAATGCGGATGCGCCGCCGGTGGCAAGCAATGACAAGTGGCACAAGCGATTCAAGGACGGCACAACGCTGGAGTATGACCGTGCCGCTCATGCGCTGGTGGTGAGTGTACGTGGCACGCTCACAGCCATCGTGGATGGCGCGGCCACAATCCAGGCCGCCAGTGTGACGCTGGACACACCGAGCACGACATGCACGGGAAACCTGACTGTGAACGGCCTGGCGGCTATCAAGGGTGGCATGACGGGTTCTGGAGGTGCTTCGTTCAGTGGTGGTGCCGTCACCCACAATGGGGCCAATATTGGTGCCAGTCACGTGCACGGTGGAATCTATCCCGGGGGCAGCAGTACGGACGGCCCGCGCTGACTCAGTGCGACAAACAGTAAAAGGCTTTAATCGGTTCGGGAGAGCTCCACAGGCACCATGCAGGACATGGACACGCCTGTTGACATCACCACCATCACCAGCACGCACTGGCAGCCTGCTATTGGCAAGCCCGGTGCCGTGGTGCTGGATGCGCAGGATGTGGACCAGTGCATCCGCATCATCCTGTCCACCCCCAAGGGTAGCGATCCGCTGCGGCCGCTGTTCGGTTTTGACGGCTGGCAATACTTGGACTGGCCCGTTGACCAGGCGCGTCCGCACCTGGTGCGGGAAATCGCCAGCGCGCTGGCCTGGGAGCCGCGCATCACGGTGACGAAGGTCGCTGTGGAAGCTGTGGATGGCGGTGACTTCAGCCACCTGAATGCAGCCGTGACCTGGCAGTTTGCGCAAGACGTGCAAGGCGCGTCTTTCATCAGTTCCGTGACTCTGGGGAGGCGTATATGAGCCTGCTCGCACGTAATCTGCCAGAGCCTGAATTCGTTGCACGTGACCCGGCCAAGCTGGTGGATGAGGTGGTCGCCGACTTTGAGCGAGAAACCGGTCGCACGTTGTACCCGGCACAGGTGGAACGTCTGCAGGCCAACGTGCTGGCCTATCGGGAAAGTCTGGTGCGTGAGGCTATCCAGGATGCCGCCAAGCTCAACCTGGTCCGCTACAGCCGCGCCCCGATCCTGGACATGCTGGGTGAGAACATTGGCGTGTCACGCCTGAATGGCGAAGACGATGAGCGCTTCCGTGAGCGCATCACGCTGGCCCCAGAAGCCTTCAGCAATGCCGGCAGTGTTGGCGCGTACCGTTACCACGCGAAGAGCGCCCACGTGGACGTGATCGATGTGTCGGTGGTCGGGCCCGATATTGCCGTACAGAACGGTGCTGTCGTTTCTCTCAACAATGTGCCGCCTGGTGTCGTTCGCTTGTACCCGCTGACGGCTGCCGGTCTGCCGTCTGCTGCTGTGAAGACGGCGGTCAGTGCCGCCTGCAATGCAGATGAGATTCGCCCGCTGACAGACAAGGTTGAGGTGCTGGACCCTGTAGCAGCCGATTACGCCGTGACTGCCCAGCTGACGCTGTACCAGGCCACCGATGCCACTGTTGCGCTCCAGCAGGCCCAGGCGGCCGCAGAAGCGCTGCGCTCGTCTTTGGCGTCGCGTATGGGCGCTGATGTAGTTCGGAGTCAGTGGATTGACGCGCTCCATGTGTATGGGGTCTATTCGGTCAATCTGGTAAGCCCCGCAGCTGATGTGGTGCTCTCTGCCGACAAGTGGGCGCGCTGCACGGGCATTGCCGTCACCGTGGCTGGAAGGGCAAACGGTTAAGCCATGGCTGAATACCAATCCCTGCTCGTACCACCGCTGCGACTCGATGAGTCCAGCCGGGCACTCGACAAAGTGGCCGCTGATCGTATGGACGCGCTGCCGCTGAGCGCAGCGCTGATCTACGACTTCGACCGGGTGCATGCATCGGCGCTGCCGGCGCTGGGTGCACAGTTCAACTTACTGGGAGATGCTGGCTGGGATTTTGCCGGTTTCAGCCCCGCCCCGGAAAAAAGAAAGCGTGCTCTGCTGAAAGAGGCTGTGGCGCTGCACCGCCTGAAAGGCACGCGTTACGCCGTTCATCGCTCTCTGCAGATGCTGGGCGTATCCGCCAGGATCACAGAGTGGTGGCAGCCACAGCGCAAAGTAGTACCTGGTGCGCCCGCACCTTTGCCCTATACCTTCTCCATCGATCTGTATCTGCAAGATGCGGTTGATGGTGAGCCCATTGTTACTCCCCAACGTACCGCCGCTTTGGTGCGCATGGTGAATTTCTGGAAGCCAGCCCGCAGCTCGTTTAGCGTGCGCGTGGGTATCGGCATGAAAAATTACGGTCGCAGTGCGCTGGTGATCCGGAATGGTGTCAGGCGTATCGCTGATTTGCGTCCGATGACCAGGCATACCGCTGCCGTTGTACAGCGTACGGCTGCACCAATTCGCAGCATGCAACGCATGACGCCCCTGTTGCATTGCCAGACCCGGCACGTCCTCAACCCATCCCCGCGATTGGGCATGGTTATTCGACCCGTGCAGCGCTTGTCCGTTTGGCTGCTGCCTACTGGAGTTTCAACATGATCATCCACCCGACCAAAACGGTCGCCGGACGCAATGCGACTTGGAATGCATCGCGAACCGGTATTGACCTGAATATCACCCATATGTCGATCGGTGACACGGGCGGTGATATCGATGACACCCGCACGCAGTTGCGCCGCGAGCGTGAGCGTGTGAGCGTTTACGGCAGCCGCATCGACACGGACACGATCCAGATCGACGCCGCTTTTGATGGCTCAGCCAGTTTCTGGGTCCGTGAAGTCGGCATCTGGGCAGATTCTGTCTTGGTGTACTACTGGGCCACGACAGGCTCTGAGCTCGGCTACAAGACCGGCGGCTCCGATTGGCTGCTGAGCTGCCCGCTCAAGCTGGATTCCGTCGAGCAAGGCGTCATGCAAATCACCGCGCCGCCGCCGAACATCCTGCTCACCACAGCACCGCAGCTGGCCACGATTTTGAAAGCCATGTGCGATTCCAACCGGTTGCTGCTGCGCCACCACTACCTGTAAACACAAGGAGAGATAGATATGTCACTGGAACAAGACCTGCAGGCGGCGATTGCTGCGCAGAATGCGTTGACGCAAGAGGTTGCGGGGAAGGTAGCTTTGATCAATGCATCCGTAGCCGAAGCGCGGAGAGCAATTTTGGAGAACGTCAAAACTGTATATGTTTCTCCACTTGGTGTAGATACTGCCTCGGGAGATGCCGGGGCACCGGTGAAAACGATTGTAGAAGCGTGCAAACGTGCTCCGCTTGCAGGTCTGCTGAGTATCATTCTGGACAACTCTGGAACAACCGGAGCCTCGACCATTTTCAAAGTTGATAGCAGTATCAACTTAAGCTTTCGGAATATCATCATTTCGGCGTTGAACCCTACAGGAACCAAGCCGACTATTCGCATGATGCCATACGTCGACTCAGAATCTACAAAAATTTATCGATATTGGGTCAACATTGGAGGCTCCAATCTGACATTCGAAAACACTATTTTTGAAACAGCATCTGCCCCAGTAGGCAACATGCTGCCCCTCGACACTGGCGGAACATTGATTGGCAGCGGTCGTGGAGGGTGCTTTGTTAATTTCGCGCCAGGTAGTGAATTGCATCTCGGTGATTTTTCTCTCTTTCGACCGGGAGGCGGAGTTGAGTTTCCAACGATCGGCTTTCGCCAGGCATCAATTAAACAGATCGGTGCAAGCAACCCAAGAATTATTTGGGACACTCAAGCGGTTCGACTGCAGGGTTCTGTAGTAACCCTGCAAGGCGGGCTGACATGGGCAACCGATCCTGCTGCTCCTACTGATTTGATTGGCGGTGTCCGTTGGAAAAACGGCGTTCCTACAAACGTACTCACAAATCTGTTCTAAGCATAGGGGAAGAAGATGAGAACCATCAAAGAGGTAAAACATGACGGCTGCATCTGGAGTAATTGCGGCGCGCAAATGTTGATGAATGCTGGTGTACCGAATGACGTAATCGTCAACGCAGTTGTTCACGCGATCGGGGAGGAAATTGACGATGCGGTTGCAACCATCTACATCAAGTTTGAGCGTTTCGCCACTGAATACGAGCTGCGCGAAGCTGAAGCAGCCGCCTTCAAACAAGTCGGCTATCAAGGTGAAGTACCGGTGCAAGTAGCCGCCTACGCCGCCCCCGCCGGCAAAACCCCGCAAGAAGCATGCGACATCATCCTCGCGGAAGCGGAAAAGCTCCGTGGTGCACTGGCCCAGCTGGGCGTCCTGCGCATGCGCAAGTACGAAGTGAGCAACGCCGCCACGCTGGAAGAAGCTGAACAGGCCGCCAATGCGATCCTGGGTGAAATCGCCCAGATCAGCCAAGCGCTCCAGTAAGCGGGGCCATATGTACCTGGCGCTCAAGCGTACCCCGGCCCGTAATGCGAACTGGCTCCAGCGTGCATTCTCGGCGCTGACGCGTTGGCGACTCTGCAGCCAGTATTCGCATGGTGGCATCGTCCATGAAGGCTGGCTGTACCACAGCTCTATCGAAGGGAATGGGCTGACACGTGAGCCGTTTGACATGGAGAAGGCCGGCGAAGGCTGGGACTTCTTCGATCTGGGCACGGGGCGCGACGACGAGGTGTTGGTCATCTACAGCGCCTTGGCCGGCACGCCATATGACTGGTGGGGACTGCTGGCATTCGTGCTGCCGTGGCAGTTTGGGCGTGAATCCCACCTGTACTGTTTCGAGGCCTGCGCGATCTTCGCCGGCCATCCCATCACCGGGCGCGTGACGCCTGAAATCCTGATGGCCGAAGCCTTACGGCCATCGTAAAAAAGACAGGGCGAAGGAGGAAGGCGCTTAGACCCGTCTTCCTCCCCCGCCTCCACCGCGAGTGAGCGCGGTATCAGCCAAGACCCTGCCACCTGTACAGGCGGGGTGATTATCGGGGATACCGAGCATGTTTTTTCAAGGAAAGCAAAAAAGTCCCATCGCATGGCTCGGCGGCAAAAGCCGTCTTGCAACTGAGATCGTGCAGCGCATGCCTGAGCATCACACCTACTGCGAGCCGTTTTGTGGCGCAGCCTGGGTGTTCTTCCGCAAGCAGGAGTCCCGCGTCGAGATTCTGAATGACATCAACCGCGACCTGGTCAACCTCTTCAGATGCATCAAACACCATCTGCCAGCCCTGGTTGACCAGTTCAAATGGATGCTGGTGGCGCGTGAGCAATTCGATGTGTTCATGGCCACACCCGCCGAGACCCTCACGGACATTCAGCGCGCCGCAAGGTTCTACTACCTGAACAAGACCGCGTTCGGCGCGAAGGTGAAGAGCCCAACGTTTGGCGTTGCTGCTAGTCAGCCACCTCGGCTGAACCTGTTGCGCATCGAGGAGGACTTCAGCGCTGCGCACTTGAGTCTGCACCGTGTACAAATTGAAAACCGCCCCTATGCGCAGGTCATTGATCGCATAGACCGGCCAGACACGCTGTTCTACATAGATCCACCGTACTGGGACTGCGAGAGCGACTACGGCACAGGAATTTTTAGTAAGACAGATTTCATCGCACTGGCGGCACAGTTGGCTGACATCAAGGGGAAATTCATTCTCAGCCTGAACGACACGCTTGGCGTCCGCGAAGTGTTTTCAGCGTTCCAGTTCACAGAGGTGCGAACCCGGTACAGTATCAGTGCGGCTGCGAAGCGTGAGGTCGGTGAGGTGTTGATCAGCAACTTCACGCCAGCATGA